GCCGTCGTGGTAAATATAGACACCGTTTGTTGGGGAGGTGGGGTTGCCAGCCAAATCTGTTGCCCAGTACAACTCAACCTCATCCCCAGCGATAACAGTAAAAGTAGCCTCGGAATACCCACAAATATAGCCTTCTTGTCCCGGAGACCCGCTTTTACGGGCTGGGATAGTAAAGATTGTGGCTGAGTTGTCTACATTTATATTATTAACTTTAAGCCAAACTGTGGCGTAGTGGATAGCATTTGCCGAATTAATAAACTGAAGGCTAAAAGTAATTTTATAAACCCCGTCATAGGTAGCCGTTGCCGAGCCGGACGGATTAAGAGTCCAACCAAAACTAGAGTCAAGTGTATTGAACTTAACCTGAGTGGCAGTATTGTTTCCTGTAGCAATCTGATCTGTTGAGTCAGATGCGGCAATATGAGGAAAGACTAAGTTTTGACCATATCCAATAAAGTCCCCACCATAAAAATTATTTGCACGATATGATTCGGCCTGATTGGGAGTAAGCGAATCTAGTTGGTTAAAGTAAAGGCGAAGTATACGAATCAGATCCGTGTGGTATCTCTGGTCGTATTCAACAGGCGGTACCGGTAATGCTGGCGCCTGAAACTTCTCAAGTGCCATTAGCGTTTACCATCCACACGAGCATCTAGTCTAGGCACACCTAACTGCCAATTAACGCCTAAGTCCTCTGAACTAATTTTTAACGCCATCTGACGGGCACGGGCACGGATAAATACCTGATCCGTGTAAACATCTACCGCAGTCTCAATTACCGGCTTAGAGTCCGTCGTACCTACAGGTTGGAAGCCTGACCCGGGGAAGTTACGGGGGCGAATCTGTAGCGTTACTTCTGGTGCAGCGGCGGTTGAGTTAGAAAAGTTAATATCTGGAAGCATACGACGAGTCAACATAAACTGCTCACCATCGGCAATATCAAAGTCAGATGATTGAATGTAAGCCGTTATAGGAGCACCGTCGTCGTCTAAACCATTTTCTTGGTCGTATAAAACTCCAGTGCTGGTGCCACCGGGTGTATTGACTGCCATAGGATACTCACGCAACGGACTGTCTAACCATGCGGTACGATCAATATTCCCGTAGTACCAGATACGCTCAAGGTAGTTATAGATTACATAACGGTTGGGGTATGAAGAACTAGAACTTGGGTAAATCCACCAAACTTCGTTCCAACCCTCGTTTGAGCCAGAAATAATAGTGTCGGCCTGACCAAAATTAATATCTTGAAAGATAAACTGTCGCAAAGTGCAAGGTAGGGTCTCAACTCGGCCTGAGTAGGCATAGAACTTCTCTGTCCCCATCCAGTAAGTTACGTTATTTACGGTTACAGTAGCCCGTGGGCTAAGGATAGAGATGTTGTCTGCTAGTTCCTGTAAGCCAAATACGTCTGTGGTTCCAAGATATTGAAAAGAATAAAGATGCGATTCAGTCCATACCAAGATCTCTTGCCTTGTTGGTAGGGCACGGACAATCCTCGATCCCCTAGATACCCTTATAAATCCCGCAGAGTTGGTAGGCGTCGGAGTCCATTGGCCCGGATTATCCTGATCAGCCCACCTAATAAGAAGGGGGTCAAAATCAGCCACACTAGTAGAACCAAAAGGCACACTCCCAAAAGCGAGAAGATGCTTGTCGTTTTGCGATACAAGAACCTGCATAGCCTTGGCTGGTACTGCATTGGCGTTGTATCCATCTGCGGTGGCCTTTGTTGAAAGAAGGATTGCATTAGTATTAAGCGCTACCCCGGGGTTAGTAGAAGACCCACGCTCCCAATAATAAATAGCGCCGTCTCGAATATTAGCAACTAAGTCATTATCAAAGTTGTCGTACCACCAATCGCTACCACTTAAAGCAACCGGTATTGTTCCCCCAAGACCCCACTCAAGACGGCCCCAAGTATCTGTTCCCCAGCCATAACCAAACGTACCACCCGGAGGGCCAGCGTTTATCTGATACTTACCAACCGTTGCAGAGCCGCCATTACCTGCATCAGAAGCATTAGCCGTTACCGGAACAACAATTGTGTAAGCGTTAGCATTAACTACGGTAGCAATTTCAAAGCCTTGGTTGACGTTTAAGATCGCAGCCGTGACATTACCACCCAAAGAAACGGCGCCAGTAAATTGAACATAATTACCTGCCACTGCTGGATTACTTGTATCCGAAACTGTTACGGTAGAAGATCCGTTAACAGCAGCAAATGTTACATCTCCAGCAGTTGTTGTGGCTTGTAGAGGAGTAATGTCATAAAAATAGCCACCTGCTTCTATGTACAGTTTTAAGTTTGTCCCAACGGCTAATAGGTTGTCCCCAAAAGTTGTTACATAATTAAATAGTTGGCGGCAAGTGCCAAGAAAGGTATTAGGCGTCTGTTTAAGCCAGCCACCAATCTTTTGAGGAAAACCCGAAAGGAAACGAATTTTGTCACCCTCGAACCAGCCACCCTCGTTAGAGTAGTTGGTCTGATCTCGGTTTATTCCCGGTTTAAATCTAAGTGCTATAAATGGCATGGCGTCCTCACGCTACAAGTCCCGGCAGATATACTGTTTTACCGTTTTGCTTGGTGGCGGTCAAGTTCTGCTTCTTAAGGTTAGCAGGGTCGTAGGAAACATGCACCCAGCCTGAGTCTGGTACGCCCGGAGTATAAAACTCAAGGATTAACTGGGTATAGTCAAGGTTCTCCATAATCCAAACGGCTAGGTCTGCGTTGGGGATTCCGGGGATTTCGATGTCAGCGGCTTGACCCTTACAGTGGTCTGAAGTTTTTGATCCTCCAACCTTTGCGTTGACCTCGGGATGACGGAATCCTGAGTTGACCTTGACTCCGGTTTTGAATTGGTCACGGACGGGCTGCAATACCTTTTCACAGAGTGTTTTAAGATTAGCAATCTCAGCCTCCCCCGGTGTGTTATCCATGTCATGCCGCAGTGCAGTATCAGACTTCACCATTTCAGACAGGGTAAAGTTAGCGGTCAGGTTCATTTTGTATGGCCTTAAAGTTATATGCTATTGATATACGATTTTCTTTAGATTTGTTAGGTAAAACATAATGAAATAAATGAGGGCTAAATATAACTAACATTCCCGTTTTACAAGAAATTGAAAATATTGAGTTTGATTTATGCAAATCAAAATAACATCCACCATCTGTTCTGCTAAAAACTAATTCCGCCTCACAATCTTTTGGTACAAAAGGATAATATACTGCGGTAATTAAAGGAAATGTATGGTGGTGGATTATATTATAATCATTACTACTATTTATGTTAATCCAATAACCAGTTTTAAGTTTTATATTGGGTAAGTTTTCACAATTTAGTACAAATAAAATTGCTTCTTCAACTTTTTGTTCTAAAGTTTTTAAGTTTAGAGTTTTTAATTTTTCACATATAAGTGGGCTTTGCCAACCACCTACATTGCTGTTTTGAACGGATTCATTACTTTCTTTTATTTTTAAACAATCTTCTATTAAACAAGAATTGTTTACATCTTCTAAATCCATAGAATATACAATACTAGGAAAAATATAATCTTTACATATATTTTGCATACAATTTAGCCTTTTCTATATATGGCGTTGGTAGCGTGTGTACATTTTTACTTTTTTACCCTCATATCCATAATCTTCTCAAGGGTGCGCCCGCCAAAATAAAAGGACATAATTAGCATCCCCCACTGGCCCAAGAGTTCTACATAGTTATTGTTTACCTCAATCTCCCAAGCGGACATCATCCCAAATACGGTGTATGTCAATAGGATAAAGATCAGTGTCATAGGCCGGATGTTCTTGGATAGCCATGAGTCCGACTTCATGTCAGCCTCAGCCCGTTTGGTCAAGTTGTCCTGCTCGTTCATGTCGGCTTGGAGTTTGGCAAGTTCTCCTTTTTGTTGCATCTCTAAAAGCATAGCCTGCGCCTTGGCCCGTGCCTCTGGATCTGGCAGAACCTTGTCTAGAACCTTTTCCCCAATACTTAACAGTGCGGCTATAGGTAACATTATTTCTTACTCCTTGAAAGCATGGTTGCGGCGATATTAAGCATCGCACGGGTTTGATCTAAATCAGCGGGAGGAGTTGCCCAGCCCACCGTAATCTGTCCTATAAACCGGCTAGGCTCAGGCGGGATACTGATCCGACACCCAAATCGCATACCCTTCTCGATGTACCACAGACCAATCTCTGACTGCGCTGCCTTGTATTCACTACACGGGACGTTGCCTGCCATAAGGTTTACTACGTCCTGATTGTTGGCTTGATTGGTTGTAAAGAGTCCTACGTCTAGCCCATCATTGGTCTTATCCCTTCCTTCCTTGGTATACGCCCGATACTGCACCCGAGTTCCAAGCAGGGGGTTGACCTTAAATATCGCCACAGTAGTCGCACCCGTGGTCTTAAATATATGGGATACGGCATCATCCACACGGTCTTCAACAATCTCAGGCAGTTTCTGGCTTTCCTTGTACGTCCCTACAATTAGGTCTTTATTGTCATACAGCATCCAACCACCAAAAGCCAGCACCGCCATGAGGATCAGGGCAAAGAGTTTAAACGGCGAGTCAACATACGCCAGCACCTTAGACAGCGTGTCGTTAGCGTTTAGTTTTTCAGCCATTACAGATGACCCTTCATGATGTAATAAATTGTGACAACCAGAAACGCCAGCATCACACAAATAATCTGCAACTCCCGCATCTTTGCTATATCTCTACCCATTGCATCTTTACTTTTGGCATGACGGGCAATCATGTCTTCTTTAATCTTCTTGACCTTCTCAAATTCTTCTTCACCTTTAAACTGCCCAAATTGCTGGATTAGAAAGTCTTTTACTTCTAACTCCATACGGCGAATCTGATCTAGTCTGCGCCATTCACTCATGGCGGTCATAATCGTTATTTCACCTTCCTGCCTACTACGTACTGCTTTAAAAGCATGACGGGCTTTGACCTCCGCCATACCAAAGTTCTGAATAGACTCGACTGCCGAACTTACCTCTCTGCCTGATTCAATAGCAGATTTAATGCTCTTTGTTGCCGCCTTTGCGGTGGTAATAATCGGATCTAAGTCGCTCAAAATTCATCCCCTGTCCCTAAATAAATAAAACCCAAGGTAGCAGTAAAAATAGGAAAGTCAACGCCCAAACACCCATTATTAACTCCGATTTTTCATAGGACAAACATTTTCTGTGTGCCCACTATATCCGTTAGAAAATTTTGTGTCGATATGTATGTTACTATTTTTTAAATCTTGTTTTTCTTCTTCCCCCCCTCCAATAATACTGTAGGTAAATTCTTCTCTTTTATACGGTATGTACCATACAAAAGGTTCTCCACGAGGTATTAATATTTCTTCTTTTTTAGTGTGAAAAAGTACTTGCTGATTTATTTGATGATGTTTATCGGTTTGAATACTTCCCGGTGCAACAGTGTAATTTTGATTAAAATTATAAAAAAGTGGTAGTTGATATACTGAATAACCCGGAGGAGTTTTAATGTACCAAGGGCAAGTACTTTTAAATGTCGCTACAATGTTATCTTTAGCCCAAGACGGAATATGATCAACAAATTGATTATTTTTGTGGATTGCCCAATTAAACTTAGAACTTGGTACCTTATATTTCCACTCTGATTTATTAGAATAAAGATAAGAATCACACCACATAGGAATTACAATACCTTGGTATAAAAATTCAGGAAAAGCAGGACATTTTTTTACAGTGAAATTATCACTAAGTTTTTCGTAAAAACTAAGATTTTCTTTTGTATATACAGGAGTGTCTTTCCACCATTTAGGTAAAAATTTATGTGCGGGTTGGGGTATACATTCCGGTATATCTAATAACTCCGGTATGTTTGTCCATACTTTTATTAAACTCACTTATCACCCCAAGTCTTAACACCGGCTTTGGGTACGGATGTAGCCCAGACTGATACAGATTTTCTTAACTTCAAAGGTGCACCACAATCGGAGCAAGTATCAGCCGCTAACTCAGCCTCGTCTAAGTCGTACCCACAAGCGGCGCAAACGTGGACTTCCTCTGAGCGGCAGACTTTTACCCCATCTACCTTATGCGCTTCGATTACTGTTTTCATTTTTTTACTCCTAAATAAACCAAGTTATAACTGAGTAACGAGTACCTTTTGTTACAGGCATTATTTCATGTGGGTACATAAAGTTTGATGGGAAAAGTATTGCTGAACCTTTTGGTGCCTTTATAACTGTCTCACGATCAAAAAACCCCCACTCACCCCCTTCATAATCATCATTTAATGAAAAAGAACAAGATACTGCACGAGGACGTTCCTTAAAAGAATCTGTATGTTGGGCGTAAAACTGACTTTCTTTATATCTTAATAATTCATAACCTGAATCTTCTTGAATAAGAGCCAAAGGGAATTTTTCGTTATATTTCCTTATTGCTAATCCGGCAGAAGCAAATATATATTTATCAAGTTTTTGCCTTACTTTTTTGTTTTTTTCTATTATGTGCGGATAAGAAATTACAATTGTTTCTGCTGTTCTAGTTTTTTCATCTACTCGCCCCTCGCCAACAACTGTTTTTTCCCATTCTTCTTCATTGTTAAATTCTTCTAATATGGCGTCACAAAGAGCATGGGTCATTGCATTTTCAAATGTAACAATGTAATCGCTGATACTTTTCATACAAGTTTGTGTTTTACGTAAGTCAAGTAAGCAGCACCTATACTGCTAGTTGCATCACCGGGATCAGGAACATGGTAAAAATTAGTTACTTGTTTCTTAACATAGTCTATAGAAAGTTTATTATGTGCGCAACCCCCAGTAAACACAATTGGTAATTCTAAAGATAAAGATCTGCAACTATAAACTAACTTAAGTAACTCTTCTTGAAAAACTTCCTGTACAGAGGCCGCTAGGTTTTCTAAATTAAAATTTAAGGGGTCAATATCTTTAACACCAAAGTGCAAATTTTTATATAAGTACGATAAAACTAAATTTTTGTAAGGCTCCGGATTGCCAGACAAACTTAAATTCATAAATTTGCCTTCATCTTTTATGGGTGTCATACCAATAAATTTAGTAAACGCAGAATAAAACAATCCTAGACTAATTGGGTACTTTATAGATTTAATTTTTTTAAATACGTCTCCACGTACACTCCATATAGATATTGTATCCATCTCTCCTATAGCGTCTGCGACCAAATAAATTGCTTCCTCAAAATTTAAACTATATTTAGCATAGGCTACATGACTATTGTGATGCCCGTGGTATTCAATTGGAACATTACTAAATCCTATTCTTCGTAAATAGACTTTTGGAAATAAATCGATGTCTAAGGCTAAATTAAATTGTCCGCTTATAAATTGACGATATTTTTTTACGTACGGATTTTCAAAAAAACCAATTTTATCTGGTTTGGCTAAGTTAAACGCATCTGAAACTATTTCTTCGTTAAGGAAAAAATCATTATGGACGCCAGAATACTCGGAGGCCCGTTTAAAAAACAATAAATTTTTATCTTCTAAAACGGCTAAAGCAGCATCATGATTTAACGCTACAACTCCATAACTAACCATAAATACTATTACTTTCTTTTAGTAAAATATTTGCGACTACTGTATGTTGATTTTCATTTAAATAAACAAAAGTATCATCTGCTGTATTTGCTACTTGCTCACTCATGATACCGTTTATACCTAATACATAATTTTCTATATGCGTTTCTTGCAACCAATAATCATTTGGTTCAAATGGTTTAGACCAAGCGTTAAAAGCCATCCATTTGTGTTTTTGTAACCTGTGCCGTATGGAATTAAAGTTAACCCCCTGCATTCTTGAAAACCATTCAGCATTAAAAAATTCTGAAAATGCTATTGTTGAAAATATTTTTGCGTCTATATCCGTAGAACGTTCGTTTAAGTTTGGAAAAAATCTTTTTGTTAATAACTTACCATCTATTTCTACTAAATCACCTACCAAAGGTACCCCGTTTTCTAAAAACACTTCTGGAATTTCATGTTGTTGATTTACCCCAAACTCAAATCTTTTGTGTGTAGAAAATGCTATTACAACTAAGCAATCTGATTCAAAGTTCATAGAAGAAATAAGTCTTGCTATTCTCCAGTTACTTCCGCCCGGTATTGATAAATCAACTAATTCATAATCAAGTAAATTAGATAATTTAGTAGGCCATGTACTACGTTTTCTAAGTTCCTCATCAGGTAGAAAATTATATCCGTAAGTAAAACTGTCCCCAAAAGTATAGAGTTTAGGCATTAATAAATGTATTTTTCATAAATTAATTTTTTATTTGCATAACGCCCGTACCAATCTAATTTTTCACTTTTAATAAATAAAATTTTGTTAATCTGGTCGATTGGGACAAGACCACCAAAAGAAAAAATTAATCTTTCTCCACCTTTAATAGGGGTGGAAGAATGCGTCTCCATACTGGCTAAACACAACCACAAGTCCCCTTCTTTAACATCCAACTCTTCACCATCAAGAATAGGATTACCGCCTTCTTTTGGTTTGCGCAACATTAAATTACATCGAACGTGAACAAATCCGTCTGGAGCAACGTCAGTATGAGGGTGTACAAAAGCCCCATCTTTAAAATGATTGCCTGTTAAATTTTTGAATATTGGCTCTACACTTATAGGGTCTAACTTAAACTCAGCAAATGCTTCCTTCCAGTAAGGCGCAGTATCTTGTGTTGCAAAACGTCGCCCATCACCGGCTGTGTTTAATTGAAAATCAAAAGATGGTTTTACCATAGAAGCATACTTCCACCTTTTAACAACCCTAGATATTTTTAATTTCATAAAATAGTTTTGGGTATATCAGCCACAGGAGGGGTTGGGTTTTGTTGTTGAAGTTTATCAAAATACGCCCATGATTTAGATCCATACGACCTTACATAATGCATAAACAATTGGGTATATTCTTTCCCTACAAATTTATTCCTCCAATGATCTGCCCGACATCCTAAGTACATAACAGCATCGCCGGGGGCTAACTCAACAAATGTTTCAGAACCATCAGATCGTTGAAAATAAATAGGCCAATCTTTATCTTTTGATAGATTTAATGTAAGGCTTATTTCACAGGCGGGCCTATCTCTATGGCGGAGCAATTCTGAATTTTCTTTATACACTCTTGCATAAGTGTAAGTAGGTAAAATTTTTTCTCCTAATAATTCAGATACCTCTGGTACTTTCTCTACGAGTAGTCTTACAAAAGACATAAAATTGTACATAGCCTGTGAGTTAGGCGCCTGTGAATCTCCTTGGAGATTAAACTTACCACAATAGGCTTTAAATTCCTCTGCTAATGAATTGGCAGAAGTAGCGGATATAAACCCCGGCACAACTAAATAATTGTTTTGAATTATTTCAAGGCGCATAACAATGAATCATGTGGTATATCCACGCCTTCCGGTACCATAGACGGATCAACAATATCATCTACATTTTCACCAATTCTTATTGCATGAATACAATAAGCAACCGTATTTGGCTCTAATGCAATAAGTTCATGCATTTTATCTTTTTTAATATATATCATATGTGGGGCTTCAAACTCAGACACATGACCATCAACTGTTACTTGGAGTTTCCCAGAAGCCAAAAGAGTAAGGTGGTCAAACTGATGTGTATGCCCATGTTCTACATCACCAACATTTTTAAAGTGCATCATACGGCTAAATAAATTAGCCACACAACCAAGTTTAACTTCTGGGTTTGCCATATTAAGTCCCCTGTTGCGAGGACTGCTGCGCTGCTGCAATGCGGGCGGCTCTCTCTGCTTCGTCTGCCGCTTGTTTTGCATCAACAGCCTCTTGCCACTTTATTAAACAAGCGTCAACCCAAGACGGAAGAGCAGTGATTTGATCGTTATCAATCGATGGTGAATCATATTCAATATGACCTTTGTTAGGCTCCCACTCTTCCCACTGAAGCGCCCAAAAATTTTGAGGTAAACCGCAGGTAGAAAGATCGCAAACATAAAAGGTGCCCTCTTTACCAACAGTACCATCTGCAAGAATAACAATTCTCATTTTTTAACTCCTGTTACTTTAAGTTTAGATTGAGTTTTTGATTTTGGCCTAGCCTGTACTTCAATAGCAATTGGTTTATCCTGCTGCTGAATATTGGGTTGTGCCGCCATCAAAGATGCTAAAAGAACTTTTTGAGAAGTTTCATTAGACTTCACCATTTCATTACGGAAACTTTCTACTGCTGCACCTGTCTGCCGCTGTTGGCCTGAGTTTTCAATTAAAAGCATAGGCATCCAAGCAATAGCGCACTGATATTCGTCTACCTGATTTCCGGTATTCATATCCATACCCTGCACTCGAGCAAACCAAGCGCATTGCAGCCCAACACAGTTTTTTTTAAGTAAGGGGCAAAAGGCTCCATTCTTAAGTTGCATTTGCAAAAATATCCTCGTAAGAAATATTATTTAACTTAAACATTAATGTTTTTCTAATTCCTTTAAAACTTTTAGATATTGGGTGAACTGAATGAAGTATATTTGATTTAAATATACAAATTCTATTTCTTCTTGGTAAAACAGAAGAAACTATATCATGCTTGTAATATATTTCATGGGCTGGGTTTGGTTCATGTTTACCAGTATTCAAATTTCTTTCATAATCACCACTATAAAAAACAGTTGGCCCAGCCCAATGAGAATTCCAAGAATCACACAAATAACAAATTACAGTTACATAATCTTCTCTTTCATCGTCAATATGTGGGTACGCTTCAACACCAAAAGTCAAACCATTTATGTAACATGAATATAAATTATCAATTGACAAAGAAAATTTTTCTGAAAAAAAATCCCAAGCACTTTTTGTTTTTTGGCAATTCATATGCTTAATTACTTTAGGCGGCTTACTAAACATATCCCCATATATATGTTTAGTCCAATATATATCACTCTGGACATCAGAACGACAAAACTCCCACTCAATTTCTTCTCTTAGCAGATCTTCAATAATTGAGTCTGGGTAAAAATTGTCAATAATTTTAACTGCCATAATTAATCTGCCGTTGCTCGAATAACATCAACGTATTTAACGTCAAGATCAACTGTTCCAGAACCACTTGATACTGATAGTGGGTGAGTATGCGAGCCACCACCACCTGTTGCTGTTGTATTTTCATTTGACAACGTGACACCCTGTATGTATGAAACAGACTGACCCTGACTGGGACCATTTTGCCTATTAACAGCGTGAGTGTGGCTTGGTATCTGAGGTGTTGTAAGTGTAGTAGCACCAATAGAACCTGTTACCGAAGTAATATTTACCGATCTATTACTTACAAAAACAGTCGAAAAATCAACATTACCACCAGTAGAAACTGATCCAGTCACAAGGCGTAGCGCAGAGTTATTATTTTGCGTTGTGTTTTTAGTCCATCCAGTAGGTGCAGTAGTTTGAGCAAACAGCATTACAGTGCCAGAAGGAAAAGCCTGTCCTCCAGCCGGGGCCTGAGAAACCCATGCCGTACCGTTAGATGTAAGTATGTTAGCCGTTGTGCCGGGGGCTACAAATTTAACAGCATTTGTGCCGTTACCTATAACTACACTTTCAGCGGTCAAAGTCTCAAGTCCGGTTCCACCGGAAACCACCGATATACCTTCAAGGGCATTTACTACATCTGTGCCGTTGTTGTAAAGCAAATAAGACCGTCCAGCGGGGACCGCAACACCAGTCTGGCCTGTTACTTTAACCGTAATAGTGTCGGCAGTGCCATTATTAACGATGTATGGCTTTTGAATTGCTGGAACTATGAGGTCACGAGCACCGCCCGTGGTTCCTGTTAAGTCAAGTCTTAACGCACGAGCCGTTTGGCTTGCATTGGTATTAGTTAGGCTTAGGGTGACGTTAGCGCTTGCAAATGTAACTGTTGCTGTTTCTACAAGCGCCTGCTCAATTGCCACCCCTAGATTGTCATTAGTGACGTTACCCCATGTCCCCGAGTTTTCCCCGGTAGCCATAAGTTGAATTTTTAAATTACTGTACGTACTTGCCATTTTTTACTCCTTAAATTAAGCCGCTATGGGCAACCAATTTGGTGTTTGTACATCGTTAATCTGCTGCCAGTTGGGGTTCTGATTGGGGTTAATTTTACTCCAGATCAGCACTTTTCCAACACGGCCCTGCCCTTGAACCCCCGTTACAGATACATTTATTGGAATACTTACTACAACACTACCTACCGATCCTGTCGCCTGTTGAAGTGTGACGGGTATAAAATTAATCGTCTTAGTCGTAACCTGACCAAGTTCAGAATCCCCTACGACCCCCGTTACCGGTACATTAGCCGCACCGCTTTCATCAGTTTCACCTAATTGCGTAGTCCCAACAACCCCTATTGGGTATACATTTGCCTTAGTAACTATTGTTACAGAGCCGGTTTCTCCAGTCCCTTCAAGCCCTGTGACCTGAGCATTAGCGCCACCTTCAGCAGTTTCTTGCCCAAGTTCTCCCTCGGCTTGAACCCCCGCCGGGGTGATATTTCCCTTAGCACTGATTCCAACAGAACTAATAAGCCCAGAACCAACAACCCCTGAAAGTTGTACATTGGCGGTAGTAATAATTGTTAAGGTTCCGGTCTCCCCAGTAGCCTCAACCCCAGACACCCGATACCCAGTGCGCTGGGTTACTTGACCAACTTCCCCAGAGGCTTCAACCCCTGTTACGGGCACATTTGACCCAGCCCTAGCAACTACCTGCCCTACCTGCCCGTCACCTTCAACCCCTGTAGGTCGAACGGTGGCTTCGGTTCTTACTTCTTCTTCGCCAAGTTGACCGTCACCTTCGACACCAACTGGGTATATATTCGCAGCATACTGTACAAAAACAGAACCAACCTGACCAGTAGCAGTTACAGGATCTACGTTAAACCCACTAAGGTCTGCGCCCCAAGCGCCACGACTCCACGGGCCTGAACCCCAACCAATGTAATTAACATCGGTGCTAGTCTTTATTGCTCCTACACTTCCAGAACCTTCAACTCCAGTAACGTAATAGGCAAATTCTTCTTCTGTTTCGCCTACTTCACCGTTACCTTGTACTCCGGTTGGATATACATTTGCTTCAATGGCAAACGCAACAACTCCAGTTTCCCCAACTCCTTCAACCCCAGTAACTAGTACACTTGCTTTAGCGCTTGCAACTACTATTCCAACTTCACCTGTTGCTTCAACACCAAACAAGGACTCATTGGCGGCAGCAGTTACAAACTCTTGTCCAAGTTCTACTTCAGCCTGAAACCCAGCAGGTTCTACCTCACCCCCGGCAGCAACTCCAACCGGGTCAAGTAATGCAGAGGCGTCTACTCCAGTAACATTTACTATGATATTTGGGTTGCCTACACTCCAAGCGCCTTCACCCCAAAAACCAATACCCCAACCAGCAAGGGGAGGAAGGGCGTTTAAAACGCCTTCTGCCTGAACCCCAGTTACTTCAGCATCAACAGACTGCCTAGTAAAAGCAGCGCCAATCTCACCAATGGCCTGTAAACCAGTAGCATTAATTACAGCATTTGGCTCACCTTCGCCAAAGTTACCTTCCCCAAAAGGACCTAAGCCCCAACCGAGCATGATTTGTCCTTTACGGGGAAGTAATTAATTAGGCAATACGGATGATGGCATTGCTTGAGTCATTGGTCGGGAAAATAATGGTGAAATCACCGTCAGAAGCGGTTTTATCAGCACCAAAATCCAGAACGCAGACAGAAGCATTGGTCAACGTAGTATTAGCATTGCTGTTTGCCGAAGGAGTAGTGTTGTAAATCAAAGCGCCACGAGCCGTGAAGTTAGCGTTCGTGAAGGTCTCATCGGAAAAGTCAGTAAAGCCTGTGCCGGTGTTGGCGTTAATGTTGGTTGCCGTTACACCCGTGTTAGTTAGTGCTTGTCCACCAGCCGAATAGTTAGTACCAACAGTACCAACTTCGTTAGAAGCAGTGTACGCCGTTGTGTTGGCGTCCAAAGAAGCCGAAGAAGTGTACAGAGCAAGTTTAAAAATGTCTGCTCCGGTGTCCGCTGAGGGACGAAAATCGTGTACAGCCAAAAGAAGTTCGGCCTTAAACGAGGTTGTCATTGCTTGCGTGATAGCCATATTAGGCTCCTTTACTCATCTAAAAGTTTAATAAACTCAGGATGTCCTGCTTTCCTGAACTTAAGAGCCAATGTCGTATGGTTTGACTTAATGGCTTCCTTCATATAAAACACCAAAACCTGACGGATTTGATTTCTAAACGCCTCTGCCTGATCTCTAATAGCAGGATGCGTTTGCGAACCTACAGAAATAATTTTGTCCAAAGCCCGTTCGGCAACTTCCTCTGGTGTAAACCCACGACCAGAAGTTGTTAATACTTTGACCTGACTGCCACCCAAAAGGAAGGCCACTTCGCTCATAGTGCTCATCGAACTTGAACCCTTGTTTGAGTTGTACGGTATGTATCTTGACGATCTTTGCCTTCGCCAAGTTGTTTCAACATGGCAAGCGCTTCATTATAACGGGCTACGTAATTATCGTTAACATCTTTTTCGCCCTTCATAAAGGCGTAGGCTTCAAGTAACGATCCATACAAAAGTGCCGAGTCAAAGTTAGTACCAAGCCAAGTTGTACCAGACGTAACAATAGACGCTGGATAGGCGTAATAAAGCAACTCCATAGTGTAGTCTGCGTCTGGAGTCGGCCCTAGAATAAACGTATTCTCATCAAAAATAGCGTAATGAGTGGGAGCACCTGTAGTAGCAGGGATGGGGAAAGACTCCCGAATAAACTCAACGTCTTTGTTTAGCAAGTAATCGTAACTTCCATCAGCGTTAATTCGGGCCAATGAAAATGTAGAAAGCCAATCTGTAGGTGTGGCTAAGAACCTATTACCACTTGTACAACTACCCGTTACGTTATCCCGCATTACCGGGAGGTTGACGCTGTTGTAAATCCTCTGCTCGGCCTGACGAATAAACGTGTCCACCTGATCTTTTGTAAGAAAAGATGTCGTCGTAGCAGTGGTAGTTGCGACCACCGTATCTGGGAAGTTATTCTCAGCGTAGGCTTGTATGGTCTGAAACAACGTCGAGTAGTTCACAACTTACCCCATCTTTTTGCTATGGCTGTTCCCACGGGTCGTGTTTTTAGTTCCACGAGTCCGTTGAGTTTGCGTGTTAGGCACGTTGTTAGGGTACCCATTGTTATTGGGCACAATTGGTATTTGCTTGACTGGCGTATCCATATTAGATCCCCGTTTTACGAACCATCGACATAGCCTTCCTCTGGTTGGCAACTTTTGCCAGCCCACGGCCTAATTGTTTCATCTGGAGGTTGGTTTTACCACCCTTGGCGAGTTTCTTCACATTGGAGTCCGGGTGAGCCTTAGCACCCTTCTTTTTCATGTGCGCCTTCAATGCTGCTTTCATATCCATGTTTTGCTCCTAAGTAATTGTTACTGTTACGGTTCCTGTTTCCCCGTTAGCCACTAGGTTATTCAGTAACCCAGATAACTGCAAGGGGTTGTCCAAACCAACAGGGTTCCACCCCCATTGTATCTGTCTACTACCGCCAGACGGCGTTCCAAAAGCATCTACATCCTCATTCGGCAAGTTTAACGGGTTAGTCTGAATACCTGTAAGACCGGCCTGTATATAACTGGTATCTTTTCTTGGGTTCTGTAAAGCCTGTGGGTCATAAACCGGGTACATCCCTAACTGCAACTGTGGCTGATCCGGTTCCCAGCAAGTCGGGCAAACGAGCAAATTGATGTTCTTGGTCTTGATTACCAATTTCTTCAATTGCTTTAACTGATACTGAAATCCGCATCTATCGCACTCCGATATTGCTTTTTTACCAGAAGCAAACTTTGGGCCGGACATGGCTTACCTTAGTAGAAATACTGCCGTGGAGCCAACCTCAAAGACGCCTTTTCCCTATCTTCACTCGACCCTAATGCCCACTGCTCTTCGTAGGACGCCTTCAGCATCTCGATCCTATTCATAGCGTCAGGTATCTTCAGGGACAGGTAGTAGGCCAATCCAGCCGCCATACAAGGGATCATACGGAAAGGGATGTCCTCGGTGTTAATACCGTTACCAGCGTCTTGGATACGGCGCAAACGCCAGTAAACAAAGGAATAAAAATTAGACTGGTCTGGGGCAGGCCACACACAGATATTGGGCAGGTTTCGCACCGTCACAATAGCCCCGGCGGTATGTGCAGTAGCCGTGCTGTTATCTACACCACGAACACAGTTTTGTAGGGTATTCCCTGATATTTCGTTATAACCAATGGTCTCGTTACCCAATTTGATGAACCCAACGTAATTCAACCCATCTACGGAACTTAAGGTGATGGTGTTGGAAGTCGAGGTAATCGTGGTGGCTAGGGTCTTGGTTGTGACGTTCTCATACCCACTCTGGCGGTCAATCCACACCTGAATCGGCCTGCCTTGGGCGTTCTTATTGGGAATCGTAGAGTAGGTGCTGCTAGAAATCCGGTTGATATTGATGTCCGACTGGTTAATACCGGTCTGGGTACGGATTACCATGTCCATCAAATCAATAGTATCCACAGGTAGGGCATAACAAATCTGTCCCTGATTTATGGGGATCGATCCCTGCTCAATAGTCCACAGGTTAATACCCCGGTTAGCCCACTCAATCGTTAATAAGTTAAGGGAACGACGGGCAGTACGCATATCGTAGCCCGAGCGTAACTCGGCGCCACAACGCTCAAAAGCCTCTTCTACGAGGTTATTGAGGTCTAGGTTAAAGGTGGTCGTCCCGGTTGTGCTCATTTCATCTTCTTAAGTGTTTGTGCCAAACGGGCACGTTGACCTAGTTTACCCGGGGCTTTAGCCGCTTTGGCAAGTTTTTTGGCTGGGATCTTCTCACCAGCCTTGACCCCCAAAGACTTTCTTAATGCACCGGGCTTTTTGATGGCTGACTTAATCCAGTTCTTCATCCTATTTTCCTATGTGGAGCAACTTTTTTAGCCACCCCTTTAGGCTGGGCGACGAACTGCTTTCCGGCTGCTTTTCCGGCTCGCTTGGCTTTGGTGGTCGCGGCGTACTCTTGCGGGGAGAGCGCTTTGATGGCGCTGCTTGGGAGGTATCTTTCCCCTGTAGCCTTCGGTCCTTGCGTAGAAGGTTTGCCACTCTTAGTTCTCCACTTTTGTTGAGTCCATGCTTTCAGACTTTGCTGCGGCTTTTTCAAGTTCGACATCTCGTTCTCTCTGCCTAATCTTCCTAAAGTCTTCGGCTGTAGTAATTAACCAGTCAAATACGTTTCCATCTATTACGGAGTCGTACACCGGAAACCTAATCCTTGTACCCACCGCCTGCTTTCTTGTACTGAAGAGCCATCATCTGGGCCTTACGGGCACTCCATTGACCCGGAGCACCCCCCTTACCGCCAGCCTTAATCCGCTCAAATATAGCCTTACGCATACCGGGTTTGGTGTAATTACCAGCCTCGTTTACCTTGGACTCACCGCCCTTAGCATACATCTTGACCTTGTTCGGATCATCCTTGCGGATAATCGTCTTGGCCTTCGGCATTTTAGAGGGGTTGATAATCCCCATTCCCCGGCTAGATCTCATTTGGTCATGCCGCCCTTAGCAAGAAGTTTGCCCTTGGTTTTGCCTTTTATAGCAACACCGTCGGCTCGCTTAGAGGCGCTAGAAGCACCGCCGCTAGTTTTCATCTTGGACATGACACCGCCACCGGCCTTCATCTTAGACATCATACCGCCAGCAGCAGCCATCTTTGTCATACCACCTTTAGCCATCTTGCCTTTGCCATCACCAACAAAAGTAGGCTTACCATCTGGCCCCATCGGCATACCACCAGCAGCCATTTTTTTCATCATCCCACCACCAGCCATCATTTTGGACTTCATCATTTCTTAGACTCCTTATACAAGTTATTAAAAGTTACCTCTGGGTCCATGTACGAATCATCCTGCTCTGCACAATGAATCCATTGGCTGGGTTTAAAATCAGGCGCTCCTTGCCCAGTAACCCAATACGCTGGGCTGGTAACTCGCACTCGATTATTCGGTAGTGCCACTATATTTCCTGTCCATTTTCCTGCATCAGTCAGTATAAGCACATGGCTTTGTTTATGCTGGGACGGGTCTTCTGAAACCTCGCTCTCAGCATAGTCAACCGTGAACAGATACCGCCCAGTGTGAAACTCGTTATTAATTTTACAAAGCCACGGAGAGGGTTGCGCCCGATCAATTTTAACAACCCCGTGGTTATACGAACTACAGTCCCAAGGCTGTGCCAGATGGGTTTGCATACGCTCAGGCCATTGCTCAAGCGGTATGTCCCCAACCAAAGCGGTAATCGGCATCCTTGCCCACATCGCACCGCCATGTACATTTGGTTGACTACCATCATCTGCTTCACACCCAGTAAATATGACTTGAAAACTAAGACACCTATCAGGGATGGTCGTTACTGCTACTGCTAATGCGTGTACATACTCCCCGTGATAACCCTGATGCCCATTTGTAAACTCTTTTCTAACCCAACATTTAAAATACGGAATGTTGCTTGTCAAATACATTAAACGATCCGGCCTTTCGTTTTACCCTTGGTAGCAATACCATCAGCCCGCTTAGAGGCAGTGGACATTTTTACCTTGCCACCTTTTTTCATACCTTGAGCAGCGGCTTGTTCAGCAGCGGCTTGTTCTTCCATTCGGCGTTTTTTTTCCTCATTCTGGTATTTGTCAGCCTCTTTTTTAAGAGAACGCGACATTCCCGGAACGGCAGCACCAAAGGATCCGTAATTAGCAAGATCTTTTAATTCCATTACACAATCCTTCCCTTAGTCTTACCTCGTTGAGCAATACCGTCGGCCCGTTTGGAAGCAGAACCAACTATCCCACCGGAGCGTTTCTTTTCTGGCTCTTCCTTCTTCTCTTCCTTTTTGTCTTCCTTCTTTTCCTCTTTTGCAAAAGGTGAAGGCGGCTTTCTAGGTATAAAGTTAGACAAAATACTAAGGGCCTTTAAAGCATCCACGCTACACCATCCGTCCACGGGTTTTGCCACGAGTAGCAACCCCATCAGCACGCTTAGAAGCCGAACCAACTGAACCCCCTTTAGCCATTTTTTTAACCTTACCACCTTTTTTCATGCCGCCTTCAGCAGCGGCTTGTTCCGCAGCGGCTTGTTCTTGCGCTCGACGCTCTTCTTCCTCGTCCTTATACCCACTACGGGCAATCATCATTGGGGCTATTCCACCAAAACCTTGGCGCATAGCCTTGCCCATACCACCTTTACCGGAAATCATCGCGGCTAAAGGCGAAATATCTTCCATTTTTAAGCCCATCTCACACCATCCTTCCGCGAGTTTTACCTTTAGTAGCGCAGCCATCGGCACGTTTGGAAGCCGAAGATACCGTACCACCAGCACGTTTTTTAACGACTTCCTCTTTGGATTTATCCGAATACTCTTTTTCCTGAGTAAAACCCATCTTGTCAGCCAACTTGCTTGCCCCAAGGGTTACAGCACGGACGGCTTTCTTAACCATAGGCATGTCATCGTCAACCTTGGTTTCACGAATCATCTTCGTGCGTGTGGATTCTTCAGCCATCACTTACCCCTTTTGCATAAGGAGATCAATTTTTGCTTCAAGTTTGTTAAACCGTTGGTCAATGTGGTCAACAAGTTTGTCCATTTCTGCTTGAGTGACGTTATCACGGGCCACCTCTTCTCTAGTTTTGTTAATCAAAATGTTGAGTCTCTGTATCTCAGATGCCTTCTCATGCCCAACATAGGCCAAGACACCCAGCAATACTGTCAACACCATATTCCAAAGCATCATCTCCATATCAGCACTTCCACGCCCGTAGGCTCTTGTTGATACGGCTGTTTGGATCGTTAGCGGTTTTGGCGCTAGTTAACTTCTTTTTCATACCCGTCATGCGGGCACAGAATGATTTTTTGCGCGAGCCACCTTCTGGCTGCGGGGCCTTCAAGCCGGGCTTACCGGGGTTAGCAGCGTTATACGATGCCCTCCCCTTAGCGTTTAGCCCACCTTTTGGGTTCTTACCCTCTTTGCGTTGCCACGCAGGAGTCTTAACCATTTGCAATCTTCTCGTCTTTAACAAGCCGTGGGTAGAAGGCTTCGTTTCCAAAGTCCCCTTCGTACTCTTGTACGCCCATATGGCCTAGTTTGATTGTTGGGTCTACCCAGACTTGGAACCCATCTGCACGGGCGCGGTCACAGAACAGGTAGTCTTCACCTACGTAAGAGTTGTCCTTTACGGCAAAGTCAAATATCGCGGACAGTGTGCGCTGGGTCTTGTCATCCCAGTAATTCCACTGAGGGTTGTCTTTAACCAACTTCTCAATGACTTCACGCTTAATCATCATAAAGGCAGTAGCAACACGCTGGGCACGTACCAGTCCCATGCCGTTCATCGTGACGCCATTTCCATCTTCATCTAGCGTAACAATGTAGGTCTTCTCTACCTTACGGGCGCACGGGATACCAGCAGCAATATCAATGTTTGGCTCAGAGACCCAAGCCAGCAAACGGATAACGTCTTCTGGTTGGAAGTTAATATCCGAGTCAATAAACATCAACTCCGTTGCGTCAGACTCTAAAAAGTCCTGAACTAAAAGATTACGTGCCCGTGATACCACGGAACACCCACAAATACTTCCAATCGTAATGTCAATCCCATGTTGCGGAGCAATTTGAGCAAAACGCATCAACGAGATGGCTTGTTTGAGTGAAACTTTGTGGTCGTAAGCAGGGATGCCAAAAAACACCTTGCGGCCTGCCAACGTGTAACCTTTTTGATTTTGCATTTTTTGGTTATCCGTAGAAAAGTACCATTGAAGTTGTGTTTGTAACGGTACCGTGTAGCGTACCGGTTTTGACTAGAATACCTTCACCCGGCAAAGGAATGATGGTGTATCCAGCCGTACCGCTTGCAGCGGTGTCTACAGTAAGTACAATGCTACCGCCAGAACCACCTTCACGAATAACGACAGAACCAGCACTTGCACCATTAATCGCATACACGGTCTTGATACGAGTCCGATTAATATCGTTACTGTTTTGATCTTTAAAATCTCCAGTAGTCGTTAGCGGCTGCGTCGCAAATATATCATATTGCATTGTTGCCATCTTTGTTCTCCGTGGTTAAGTAGGGGGGCCGAAGCCCCCCATGATCACGCTAATTAAGCAGGATCGGCTTGGGTAATACCACCGGATACATCAGCAAAATTACCAAACCAAGAGTCATCGGCATTAGCAGATACATATCCGCCAGCAATTGAGTATGTCCCCGCCAACTGATTACCGAAAACGGAGTTTTTACCAACACCGCCGGTAAGACTAATTCCGGAAGTTGTAAACGCACCAATTGTATTTCCAGTAATGCTTGCTTGGTTTGTAGGAACAATAATATTGCTTGCGCAACCTTGGAAAATATTATTAGCAATTGTAAAAATATAGTTCGTTCCAATGCCAGCACCCGTGGTATTTTTCAGAGCCGCACCGGTGGAACCGTTGAATTTACATCCGGTAATCACTACGTTAGTCAAACCACCGTTAAACTCAATGTGGTTCTGACCGCCGCTAAAGTGGCAACCAACGATGTTTGCGTGAGAAGCATCACGCTCTGCGTTACCAGCACCGCCATTACGGAATAACTGAACGGCAGCGGCAGTAGCAGGAGCGGTGTAGAAAATGTTAATTAAACGCCAGCCTTGCTGAATAATCGTTAAGGCAGGTGACGATGCAGAAGCACTTGTCCACGAAGAAGCGGCATAGTTTCCGCCCGTTGGGGTTGCGTCTGCGGTACGGGGTAGGTTTCCGCAACCAACGATGGTTACGTCAAATACCTGAACCGGGGTCGTCAGGGACTCAGTTACTTTACCAACAAAGTAAATGATGTCGCCAGAAGCGAGGTTATTAAACGCTGCTTGCATTGTGGTGAAC